GTATTAATATAATTAGCAATTTTAGAAGTTTTTACTTCATCTTCTGATGAAATTGAATTTATAAATTCCCCAAATTCTTTGTCATCATCTGCTATTCCAGTATTTAATCTAGCTTTTGCAGTAATACTCATAGCTTTATATTCACTATTATTAATTTTCCCCTCAAGAAGTTGTTTTTTTAATTCTTCTAATTGGTCCTTTAAAGCTTGGTCAGCAGCTGCTTTCTTTTCATCATCTGTCATTTTGTTTTGTAATTCAAGATTTTTGGCATCTAAAGCATCTTGAAGTTTTTTCTTCTCTGCTTCTGCCATTTCTTTGTTTACATATTTTCCATCTCCTAAAACTTGGTTTTTAAAAAATGCTTGGATTTCTTCTTGTGTCATATCTTCTTTATAAGCATCTCCCATAATCTGTTTTAACATTTCTTCCATAATGGTACTCCTTTCTTTTCAACCGTGATTATAGCCCTTCTCTGGGCAAGGTCTATCTACAAATATAGCCATTGTAGAACTGGCAATTTATATTTTCAGCTTTCGCTGTTAATATCTATTTTTCTTCTTTTTTATTATGTTTTTCACTGATTTTATTCATATTGTTATTATATGTTGTGCTTTTATATCCTGTATTTTCTTTTGCTTTATTTTGATTTTGATTTTGATTTTGATTTTGGTTATTATTTGATTGTAATACTTCTTGCGTTTTTTTCTGTAATTCTAAATTTTGTTCTGCTACATCTTGCCAGTATTTTTTACCTCTATCTATTACTTCAACTACATCTGTTGTCATATCACATATTTCTAAAGCATCTGCTGGGTCTAATGTTTTTGTTCCATGTAATGTACTAAATGATTGTGCTTTAGTTTGTAAATTATCATTTTTATTTCTAGTAAATTTTACATCTAAATCAATTGTTTTAAAATCTATTTTTGCCATTCCTAATAATTGTAATATTTTTATAGCAACCGCAATTTGCTTTTTCTTTGCTATTTTAAAATAACTTTCTTTTATTCTTGCAACAATTTCTATGTCTGCCCAACCATCTCTTAATTTTACGGCATCTCCAGTATCTCCACCGCCTCCGCCTCTTGTCTTTCTGTCTGGAATTCCTATAATGGTTTTATAAGCTTCTTCTAAATATTCTCTTAAATTATTTATTCCCATACTGTCTATTTGTTGATATAAGAATTTTGCATCAACATTTTGTCCGTGGTGCTCCTAATAATTCAAGTATTCTATTCTTCTTTGCTTGTGATGTCACATTATCATCTAATTCAGAATTTATAATTACTAATAAACTTTTTATAACATTTTCTACATCATTTACACTATCAGAAGCAATTTGGTTTAAAGCATTCAATACACTTATCGCCACTTCAAAATCTCCCATTAAGAAATTATTATTCTGAACCATTTGAATTGGGTTTAGTCCAATTAAGTTAACATCTTCTCTAACTTCGTTTCTAGTTCCGCTTAATGTTCCATTACCTTGCGATTTTATATAGAATATTTGTGTATCTGTAAAAGCAGTAAAATATGTATATTTCTTATCTGTCCAAAAAGTACATGATAATCTTACTGGATTTCCTATTTTAGATGATTGAATTACAAAAGTTGATAAAACATCTAAATTATTTATTGATATTGGAATATCTGGCATATAATCACTAGATAGTTCTTTTGATGGCAATGTGCAAAGATAGCTTAATCCACATATTGCTGCAAAAGTTGCAGTTTCATTATCTACTGTGCTAGAATTTTCATATTCAAAAATGTCTGCTAATTGTTTTATATCTTTTCTGTATTTTGCTTTTCTTGGAATTATTTGAATTGGTTTTCCAAATGTATATCCAACTATATCTCTTACACTAGAATGTGCATAATTTAATACAACTCTATTATTTATTTCGCTGGTAGAAGGTGCTGCTCTTTTTAATACATCTTGTTGCCCTTTATAATAATTAATTAAATATTTCATATCATTAACATTTAATCTATGAATATTTAAAGCATCAAATAATATTTGAATTATTGTATCTTTATTTATTTCTCTATCATCGAAAATTCTTCTTCGACCTTTACCAATATTACCTGACATTTCGCCAATCACAAAATCACTTCCTATCAACAAAAAAAGCTATAACTTTAATAAGTTATAGCTCTCTGGCTTAATTTCTATTTACGGCTCACAGGCACTTCTTTTAAAAATATTTCTTTTCTACATCTTTTGCAGTAAAGATATACATTTTCAAGTTTGCCTTTTTCTTCTAGTTTGCATAATGTTTTACCGCAAATTGGACAATTGACATTTGTTTTCATTTTAATACCTCACATTTAGTATATTAAAACTCAAAAAAAAAGTCAATAAAAAGAAACATAATTTTTAAAATTATGTTTCAAACGGATTTATTATAGTTAAATTTTTTCAAAATTATATATATCATATCTTTATTATAATTGTCAATTATATTCCTAAATCTTCTCTGCTTTTTGAACTTCTTGCTCTTCCAACTCTTACACAACCTAATATATTTGTAAATAAATTTGCTAAACTATCAGGAGCATCATCATGTTGCTTTCCTTGCATATTAGCAGATTGATTAAATTTAGTTAATTCATCTAAAAAGTCATTATACATTTTATGATTTCTTATTATCTTTCTTTCTTTTATTAATAACCTATAATCACTTTCTGGAACTCCTTTTATAGCACCTTGACAAGCTAGAATTCTATCTAATTTAGATTTTGTTGTAGGAACTTTAGACCATGTTATATTGCATCTATAATTATATTTCTTTAATTCTTCTTGTACTTTTTCTGCATACATATCTCCACCATTGTTAGCTTCAAAGTGACAAGCTGTTATTTGATATTGGATTATAGCATTTACTACTAATGGGATAGTTTCTTCTTTTTTTGCTTGACTAAATATTACATCAGTTAAATATACATCATGGTTATCATATTCAGAACATATTGGCATTGATAAACTATCTCCACCACCCCAAGCGACATCGACTGCTGCTATTCTTCTTTCCAATCCATATTCTGGTTCTTCTAAAAATTTTGTTAATTCTTCTTCACTAAATACTATTCCTAATCTTTCAATTGGATTTTGTTGAATTAAACATTCAAAGCTAACTGTGTCCATTAAATCTTTATCTTCTAGTAAAGCTTCTGTTGTTAATGCAAATCCATATTTATAATTAAAATTAGTTTGATTATTTTCATTTAATCCGTGGTACTCTTACTACTTCTATTCTTTTTGGTGCTCTAGTTTTATAATATTTTATTATTCTTGATAATGGGTCATTAATACTAAAAATAGTACCAATTATAAGCATTTTACAGTTACCTTGCATACGCTTTTTTAAAGTTCCAGTAAATTCTTCCCACTTCTTATCAAGTACATCTTTGTTTCTAGCTTCTTCAATATTTTTTATTAAGTCATCTATATAAAGAACATTATGAGCTCTAGTTCTACCTGTTATACCTCCATCAAATCCACAACAATATAATGTATATTCTGAATGTGGCTTTTTCTTTTCATCATCTCTGTAATCTAATGTCATATTTTCAGCACTTTTTAAAACATTCTTTAAGTTAGGAAAAATCTTTTGAAAATTACCATTTTCATCTTCAATTAATGTTATTTCTCCTTGATAGAATTTATCCTTTGCAATTGTTGCAGAATAACTTACCATCATGTTTGGTAAATCAGGAGCTTTGCCAATACAGAAAGACATAAATCTTTTTCCAAGTTCAGTTTTTCCAGTACCTTGAGGCATTGATATTGTCATTACTGCTTTTGGCTTGTAATAAAATTTATCTAACTTTCTTGATATTGGACCTAGGACTGATGTCCTTGGTGCAAAAAATTGCTTTTCAGGTGGAATTCCAAACTCAATTGCTATAACATAGTAACTAAATAAATAACCTGCTAAATAATAATAATTGTTTTTCATAATAGTAACAATTTCTTGTTTTTGATTAGGATTATCAACAAATTTTAATACTTTAGGTACTAGTTGCGTTATTTGTATTGCAACTTTGATACTATTAGAATATTCTAATTCATCTTTCTCTGAATTATATATTATTCTATCTTTATCTTTTTCATTTTCTTTATAAAAAAATCTTAAAGCATCTAATTGCTTTACTTTTTGATAATAATCTTTTTCATAAGACAAATGATGCTTTATTTTTTTTATTTCTATTTCATAAGACATAATTATATCTCCTTTATTACATTTCTTCTTTTAATAATTCTAAAGCTTTTGAAATATAATCATTCATGCTTACAAAATTTTTAGTTCCTTTGCTTTTATTGCTCAATTCTTTTAGCCATTGATGCTGTTCTCTTGGCAATCTAACACTAAAGCGAATTGTTAATCCTGTTTTTTCTTTATTTATTTTTCTTCCCATGTTTCCTCCCCTTTGGGCTGTAATTCATCATTTATCAGAAGGAATGGCAATTGATATAGTATTTGCATTTTCTTGTATTGCTCTATCTAATATATTGTCAATTTTATCTAAAATTTCAATAGCTCTTTTTTCATTATCATAATGAACTATTGGATATTTTTCTTGTCCATTTAAAGATGAAGTTGTTAAATATCCACCTCTTTCAACTTCGACTTTATCTTTCATTTTAACTAATGCTTTTTCCGTTCTAAAAAAAATATCCATAAATACCACCTCTAAATTATTATTTCACTAATCTTAAAACATTCTCTATAATTTTCGTTATATTTTGTTTCAAATTCAACTAATACGAAATTAGTATATATTGCAACTATTTTTCCTTCTTTATATCTTTTTTCTTTTCCTTTTCTTCGTTCTCCTAATTTATAAGGTATATTAACTTTTACTATTGTGCCTATTTCCATAGAAAAGCCTCCTTATATTTATTCTTGAGTGTCTGTGCTTCCAAATCCTCCAATTCTTTCTCCACTTGCATTATCATTCATTACTGTATTGTATTGCATAAATATTCCTTGACCTAATTTTTCTCCTGCTTCTATTACTACTGTTTCATTGCTTAAATTATAAAAAGCAAACATCATCTCTCCTTCATTATCAGGATTGTCTACATAATCAGCATCTATTATTCCTACACTGTTTGGAATTACTAATTTTTTCTTTTTAGGATTTGAACTCCTATTTACTAACATCAAGAACTCGTTATCGTTCATATAAGCTTTTATTCCTGTTGGCACTAAAGTTGGATTATCTCCTATTTTGTATGGTGGAATTTCAATTCTTTCTGGATTGTAAAAATCATATCCAGCACTTTTAGCTGTACTTCTTTCAGGTAGCCTTTTGTTTTCAATATTTGAAACTCTTTCTACAAATTCAAATTTTCTTATTTTTTGTACCCCATAAGGTCCACTTTGGTTTTCTTCCATTTTTATCTCTCCTTTTTTCAATACCATTATATATTATTTTTTATTTTTTGCCAAGTGTGTAAATTAATTTTGTTATTCCTTTTTCATAGGTATTTTTCTCGTCATTAATTCTGATGATTTCTTTTTTTAATTCTTCATTTTCTTTGCATGATTTTTCATATTTTTCAAGATTATTTTTATTTCTTTGTTCAAAATTTGTTAAAATAGCTTCTAATTCTTGAATTCTTTTATTCATTTCATCTGTTTTTCCATTTGTATTTTTTAATTGTTCTACTAAACATATATAATCTTTTTCTGCCTTTTCTTTTTGCTTTTTCATATCTTCATACTGATTTTTATATTTTTCATTTTCTTCATTAACTTTTTTTATTTCTTTTGAAATCATACATATATTATTATTTGACTTTTCGATTATTCCTGTTAATTCTTTTACTTTTTTTATTAATTCGGATTTTGTTAATCCTTCAAGATTTTCTTCTACTTCTTTCATATTTTTCCTCCTAATCTATTCTTGGAATATGAGTTTCAAAACTTCTTTTCATTTCTTCTTCTATTCTCTTTGCTATTTCTGCTGGATTTTCATTAGTAGGGATTAAAGATTGTTGATAACTACATTTAAATAATTCTGGGTTTAGCCTACATTCTACTGCATATCTTAAAGCATCTGCTGCATCATCTCTATAATCTCTTTTATTGTTACCACCAATATATATTCTTTCTAGGTTTTTAAAATTATCTAATGTTTGCATTACTGTTGTTGCTAATAATTGTGGTGGAACATGAGGACATAGTTTATAAAACAAATCCGCTATTTGTCTTTCTATGTCTTTTCTGGCTATTGTTTGTTTTAATAAATCATGAATTTCATCTTCTTTTTTATTTTCCATAAAATATATCTACACCTCTCTTTGATAAATAATCTATATCATTTTGCGAATATTTTTCATATGAAGTTAATTCTATTTCTCCCTCATATATGCAATTTATTGATATATCAGAAACATAAAAATTGTTACCATTTATATCTATTTTTTCTTTAGTTATATTACATTCTTTGAATTGTTTTCTTGAATTTATTTTTATCCTTATTTGCATAAAAAATCCTAAAAATATTTCTGTATTAGCATTAATAGGAAAAACACGAATTTCACAATTATGGTTATTATAAAATTCTATTAATCCATCTAGTCTTTTTAAATCTTCAAATGCTTTGTCTGTTTTGTTTATATTATCAAAAAAATAATCTAGCTTTTTTATTGTTTTTTTAGTCCTTTCAATATCTTGCTTTTTAGTTGCTTCTTCTTCTAAAATACAATCAAAATCTTTTAATAATGTAAAACCTAAACAAGCTATTGCACACATTGCATCATTTGAATATTTATTTTCATTGTATCTATTTTTTAAAGATAAATAAATTTCTTTTACTATATCTGAATTTAAATTTGCTCTAAATCCATCTTTGTTTTCTAAAACTAATAAATTATCCATATTTCCTCCTATGAAAAAAATACTCCATATTTTTTATTTATACTTAATTCTGCAATTGCATCAGGGTCTATATTAACTTTTATTTCAATCCCTAAAACACCTTTTAAGTCACTAGAAACCATATCTGCTTTATCTATAAGCATTTTCCCTGCTTCTTTTATACTTTCATTTACAGTTTTTTCTCCAAAAATATAATTAAAATTAATTTCTCTAATTGAATGCTCTAATAGTGGTGTTTCTGTATTTTTTACCGCTTCATCTAATATATCTTCTGGAGTTTTATCCATATATCCTTCTAACAGCATAGCTTTTCCAATTAAATATGGAATTATCCTTTCTCTTAAATCATCTTGTTTTATGTAGTCTAATTTTTCTCCAAATAACATTTTTTCTTGCATTATTTTTCTCCTTCCTTTATTTTTTCTAGTATTTCTATTTGTGCTTTTAGCTTATCTGTTTCTCTTGCTATTCGCATTGTTGTTTCCATATCTTGTGGAAACATTGATGTTTGATATTGTGTAAGTGTATTGTATAAATTATCAAGAGTATTATCTATTTTGCTTTTTTGAGTTTTGTATGCTGTAATTAATTTTTTTATATCATTACAATGTTCTATACAAAATTTATCAAAATCACTAATTTCGCTGTTATCTCTTAATAGTTTATCATCTTCTATGTATTTTTCTAATCTTTTTATTATTTCTTCCAATTATTCTCCTCCTTTCTTAAGTTTTATACTTATTATCCATAATATAGACATAAAAAGATATATTCCTATTTTCTTAATTCCTTTTATTTCTTTTTCTTCTCCTGTTCTATAATTTGTTATTTTTACTATATGTTTTCCAATAAGCAAACTTATGAATAACCCAATTGCTATTGTAAAATATATCCCTGCTATTAATGATATAACTTTTAATATTATCTCCATTTTATACCTCCATGTATATTTTACCACCATTTTCTTTAATTATCTTTATAAATTCTTCTATTTCTGTTCCTGCTAAAATATTAAATTTATCTGTGTGAACCCAAGCTACTGTTCCTTTGTTAATATCCTCTACTGAAAATCTACCCATATCACAAGGTTTTTGCTCACTCCAATCGTTTGTTTCAAAATATAAAGTTTTTAGTTCTATTTGGTGGTGTTTGTATTTTTTTTTCATAAATAGGTGGCTTATGCTCTATTAATTCGCTCCAACTGTTATATGGCTCTCCTGCATTACATTCATAAGGCTTATCGTTCCAGTCATCTCCCCATTGTTTTTCAAAATTATCTGTAAACCATGCTTTTTGACCATCGATATAACATAATCTATATTCTTTCTTCATATAACTTTTCTCCTTTCATTAAAATTTCTTCTAACTCATTTCTTACAATACTTGCTTCTATAAGTGTATGAGTATGCCCTTTATTCTCTTTGATTATCTTTTCCATATCTTCTATTCTATTTCTTAAATTTCCTTGCATACCTCTTATTATATCTATTAACACTTGCATATCTTCTTGCCAGTAAAAACTATCCCCATCAATCATTGCTTTCTCTAAATCTTTTAAATATTCTTCCATTCTATCTCCTCTCCACAATATGGACAATATTTGTATCTCTTTATGCTTACTGCTTCATATTTAAAATTCTCTATTTCTTCATTACATTTTCCACAGAAATATCTTGCTACTATGTTTGGCTTTTCTCTATATTCTACTACCTTTGCCATTATTCTAATACCTCCACTATATCCTTATTAAATACTAATAAACTATCACAATCCCAGCCATATAATTCCCAGTATAATCCTTCTCCTATTGCTAAATCTAAATTATCTTCTTCACTCATTAATACTTCTATTCCATCATATTCCTTTGCTAATTCTTCAAAATCTAACACTACAAATGGTAATGGGAATTTAGCTCCTATCTTTGGCAATGCTAATAATTCTTCTGCTCTTTTTATTGTTAATATATTTGCATCTTTCTTTAATTGGAATTTGAAAAAGTTATCTCTTCCATATTTCTCCCCAAATTCATTCGAAAAATGCTCTGCATCTACCCATTCTCTCCAATCTCCATAAGGTCTTTCTTTTGTTATTCTTGATGCCCATAGCCCTCCATTTGGTTTTACAAAATTTTCTCTGTTCTTTATTGGTCTAAATAATTCTTCTTTAAATTCTTTGTTTCCATAATGTATGTATTCTTGCATTCTTTATTCCTCCTCATTTATTTCAAATCTTGCCATGGCTGCTTTGCATTCTGCTATCATTCCTTCATAACTCCAGTATGCTTCTGATTTGTATTCTACTTTTTCCATATTTATTTCTGCTAATTCTATCTCTTTTTCTAAATATTTCTTTAATTCTTTTTTCTCTACATACTCTTTGTTTACTTGCTCGATTGCATAGTCTATATCCTCTTTTGTTATACTGTTGACCATTTTCTCTATTCTGTCATGTTCCTTTTTTATTGCCGTTAATTCCTCTATTTTTGGTATCGCCCATTTAAGCATGTCTTTTTGACTATTGCATACATCATTGTATTTATTTATTATTTCATTTTGTTCCTCCCTTGTATATGTTTCTAAAATTTCTAATAAAAACATTATTCCAACAAATAAGGTCCATATATTATTTAATAAAATACTGAATATTATGTCGATTATCCCACATATAAACATAAATATTATATGGAACTTCGCTTTCTTACTCATTTCTTTGAATTTCATCTTTACTATTCCTTTCCTTCTTCATATTCTTTTCTTGCATTATCATAATCAATCATACTTATTACTTCACACATCGTTTCATAAGCTTTTTTGTTTATCTCTTTCTTACTTTTTCCTAATTTCATACCTACTGGCATTACTTGTGAGTTTCTTATAACCATAAATAATGCTATTTTGTATTTTTCTTTTATTTCATTTAATGTTTCTTCTCTTTCTTTACTCATCTTCATCACTCCAATGCAAATTATTTTCTTCACAATAATCTTCAAATATTTCATCTAATGCACTCTCTAATCTTTCCATATAATCGTTCTTTAAATAATCAAAATATTCTTGAATATCATCTCTTGTTTTGGCTTTTTTCTGATTAAGTTGTTCTACTATTCCATCTACATATTGTAAATATAAATCATTATCACTCATCTTCTTCTCCTTCCCCTTCTCTTATATTTTTGTTGTCATATAAACAATTAACACACTTTACTATGCCTCCCTTTAAATAGTATTCTATTATTGTCCTTGTTTTTAAATCTATTATTCTTCCGCATTTTTTACATCTTATTTTCATTCGCTTTTCCTCCTACATTCTGGACATTTGTCTAACCATTGTTCTCCTACTTTTTCACTCTTCCAGTTATTCGCTTTCTTAAAATCTACTGCTTCTTGAAATTCTAAAAAATCTCCTTCAAAATTGCTACAAAAATCACATTGCAATTCGTATCTATCTCCATATCTCTCTATCATCTCTTTCTCCAACCTCCATAACAACCTCTTACATTCTCTCCTAGTGTCCTTGGTCCAATTAAACACACTCTTGGCACTTTTCCTTTTATTAAATCATTTGGCTTCATACAAAAATAACATTTTTCACATTCTGTTTCAGGCTCAAATTCTTTCTCTAACTCCTTAAAGTTCCTACTCTCTACCAGTTCTAATACTCTTTTTACTTCTGATATTTTTCTCTCTTCTTTATCTAGCATTCTTCTTTCTCTTTCTTCCATTTTACCACCTTTTCCTTTCTTGCTTTTTACTATATCATATTTTGATACCGTTTTCAACCTTTTTTTGAAATTTTATCTTTTGTCATACTTTTTCCCTAATTTGTTTTCTGTTTCTACCGCTTCTTCATTACTCATTCCTTTTTTTACCCTATAACTAAATAATTGTTGACTTATTCCATATTTTTCTTGTATTTCTTTTGATGTCATTTCTTTTCCATATATATTATATTTTTTCGCTATTCTTCCACTTCTTCTTCTATTTTTTGCTTGCATCTTCATGTCTACCCACTTACAATTACTTGGCTCGTAATTTCCGTTTACATCTATCCTTTCTATTGTGCAATCCCATTTTTTTGCTTTTTCATCATATCCATTTTCGTATGCCCATTCTATAAATTTTCTTGGATTTTTTTTCCATTCTTCACATATTGTTATTCCTCTTCCTCCATAATTTTTAAAATTTTTATTATTAGGATTGTAGCACCTGTCTATCATTCCTCTAAATACTTTGTATATCCTTTTATAAACTATTGCATTTTCTTGTAATTCTTTTGCTATACAACCACAACTCTTTATATTTCCATATTTTATATATTTTCCTATTCCTATATATTCATTTCCACAATCACATTCACATCTCCATTTTGTTAATCCTTTTTTGGGTTTTATTATTTCTATTACTTTTAATCTCCCATACTTTTTACCTAACTCTTTGTCTATCTCTTCTTTTTCTTTTGCTTTCTTCTCTTTTTGTTGAATTTCTTTTCTTTTTTTACATTCTTCTAAAAATTCATTATATGTTCCTATAAATGTGTTTTCTTCTGTCCAATTAAGATGATTATTAAATCTTATTTTTAATATTTTTTCTTCCTTCTCTTTCTTCTCCTGTTTTCTTTTTTTGTTAGCACATTCCTTGCACATTTTACTTCTTCCATTTTTTATATTATCCACTTTTTGCTGCTTTATATTTCCGCATTTGCATCTACATATCCATTCTACTTCTTTTCTCTCTCCTATTACCCAATCTATTACTTCCCAATTATTAAATTTCTTACCTATGAAATCTTTATTATTCATTTTTTTAACTCTCCTTTTTTATTTTATTTTATCATATTGGGTTTTTAATGTCAATAGGGGGTAATTAGATTTGTTTACAGCAACTTGAGCATGACTTGCGACCGTGGGGGCTTGCTAGGATATAGGGGGCGGAGTGGGTACAAAATAAAACCTTTGTGGGTATGTTTTCCCAATTAAAACAAATATTTTTTAAAAAACAAAACAAATTATATTTTTATTTGTATTAGCTCCAAAAATAAAAAATAACAAAAATAAAAATATGAGGTTAAGCAATAGATATATATATCAAATAATTTTATTATGATTTAATTGTATTGATGTGTAATGTAATATATATAAATAAAAAGTAATGATTATATAACACATTATAATAATATGATTATATTGTTTTTATTGTTATTTATAAATATAAAATAATAATCGTTTCTATATAAAACGCATTATAAGAAGCGGTTTTATATAACATATACTATTAATTATATACTACTATTTTTTTATATGGTACTATGCAAAATTTATATAGTATGCACATATAAAAAAAGTATGAAAAAAATAAAAAAAATATAAAAAACACTTGACTTTTAGTGTAGTTTAGTGTATAATATAGATAATGAAAGAGAAGAGAAAAAACAAGTTAAATGGTGTTATTGGAAAAAGTAGAAAAGCCCTTGCAATTCTCTAATAAAAAAATAAAAAAGAAAGGTTTAAAAGGTGGTAAAAATGAAATATGATTATTTTGAAGCAATGAAAGAAGATGTAAAAGAATATTTGAAAGAAACAAGCGAAAGAGATTTTGACACTTTGTACGATGAAATGTTTGTTGATGACAGTATAACAGGAAACGCAAGCGGTTCATATACTTTTAACACATGGCAAGCAGAGGAAAATATAGCTCACAACATGGATTTATTGAAAGAAGCTTTGGAAGAATTCGGCGGAGATTATGGCGAAGCATTAGAAAAAGGAGCAGAAAATTGTGATGTAACGATTAGATGTTATTTATTAGGGCAAGTGTTGCAAGAGGTTTTGGAAGAATTAGAAGAAGAAGAATAGAAGGGAAGCGGAACAAATGAAAAGAAAAACAGAAAAGAAAATAAAAAAAATATTACAAAAAATCAATTGTATATTATTATTTATAATTTTAGAATGTCAATTCATAAATTTAAGTATTTGGATTTTGAACAATTGTATTACAACAATAAAATAAAAAAGGACAAGAAAAAGTAATAAAAGAAATACAAGAATATTTTAAAAATCAAGCAGTTAATAGCTTTTACAATGATTAAAAAAGGAAGGTTTAAAAGGTGGTAAAAATGAGAAATGAAAAAATATTTGATTATAATTACGACGATATGGGCGGGAGAATAATTGACCAATGGGGAACATATAAAAGAAATAAAAGCGACATAGTAGAAAAATTAAAATATAATGATGAAATATACATTTTTGAAAAAATACTTGAAGGAACATACAACAAGGCTATTGTATATCAAAAACAAAATGAAGAAGATACAAAAATATTAATGAGTTATGATACAATCGTGGCAATAATTGTCAATGGGCATCATTTAAATATTTTTGGTTATTATTCACAAACAACGGCAAGACATATCAATGAATTTTCATCTCAAAACGGTTTTGGCATATTTTCAAAAAAAGAAATTGAAGAAATAGCAATAAATAAAATATATAAAAGTAAATAAAAAGGGGGTTTTATTATGGAAAAAATTTATATTTTAGTACAAAAATTTTATTTAAACGATACACAGGAAAACGATTTTGAAATTGTTGGAGCTTATGCAAAATTTGCAGAAGCAGAAAAAGAGCTGGAGAAGATAAAAAAAGATAATATAGAAAATTATGGATTTATTCAGGACAATGATAACAAATGTATTATTTTTCAAGGGTATCAAGAAAACTGGGACAATTACATCGAATATAATATAATAGACAAAATAATAAAATTATAAAAAAGCGGTGTAAACCGCTTTTATTAAAAAAAGAGGTGTAAAAAATGGGATTGATTAGAAGTGTTGACGAAATATCAAAAGAATTACAAAAACAAAAGAAACTTGAACAACTCGAACGACTAGAGGAAAGAAAAGAAAAGAAAAAGCAGCAAGAACAAAAAGAGAATTTGAAAAGATATAAAAACGAACTAGAATTATATCTGAAAGCAGAATTTGACCAATATTTTAAAAAATTTGGAAGTGAATATATATTCGAATTTTATAACAGAGATAGAAAAAAAGAAATTTTGGAACAATATTTTGACACAATAAAACAAATTGACAAAAAACGGATTTGAAACAATCCCCAGCAAAAAAGAACTAGAACAACATTTTGACAAGAAATATAACACAATATTGAAAAAAGCACAACAAGAGCAGAAACAACAAGAATTATACAATTTGAAAACAAGCCCAGAAGCGGAAACAAAAAACAGATTTGCTTTTAATTGGGGCGGTATTATAGCAACATTGTTTTTTATTCCTATTATATTATTGACATTGCCTATTTTATTTATATTATTTATAATAATTCGGTTGTGTAAAGATAATGAAATAAAGGAGCTAAAAAGCTTCTTTTTTATTATGTTTTATTGTTTTATGTAAATTAAATGCATAAAATAAGACATTTTATTTTTTTATTAGTGTTTTTATATTGCTACAAAATAAAAGTGTTTTAAAATTGATTTTAGTGCGTTTTAGTGTATATTAATTTACTGATATTCTTTATTTTTTACGAAAAAATCCCCAAAAATGCTATAAACATTGCACAAAATTAGTATTTTGCGCAATTTACATAATTCGGCAGAAGCGGAAAAATTTTGACCGCTTCTTTTTAATTGGATTTATACATATTTTCCTTAAATGTCTACACTTCTTCCTTGACAAAAATACCCTGAAAGTCGAAAGTCGCTAGCTCGCCAAAGTCGGAAAACCTGACAAAGTCGCTAGCCTTCCAAAGTCGAAAGTCTTTTGCCCAATTAAAGGATTACTCATCTTTTATTTCGATAAAGTCTTTTTCATCTACATCTGGAAGTGCAGCAACAACTTCTTCTGGGTTTTGTGGGTCAGTAGTAAAGTCGGAACTTGCTTTAATTTCTTGAACATCTTTCATTCCATACATGTTTTTAGACCTGAAACAATAAATCGCTGCATTTAGCTTGTTCGATTGTGCCAAAATAGCATCATAATTGCATATAAAGTCCTTAGCCTTTTTAATAGTGTCCATAAACGGAAGTTTCATATTTCCTTGTTCAATTTCGTAAAGTGACCTTCTGTCATAATCAGTTGAAAGAGCCAAACCGTTCAACCGTAGGAGGTAGACCATATGATTGACATAATACAAAATAATCATCAATTCTAAGTTCAAGTTCTTCTTTAGTTTTAGGTTTACCATTTTTCCCCAGATTTCTAATTTGAATATTAAGTTGAAGAGCAAGTTTAGCAAAATCAATATCTTTAATTTTATTATCATGAATAGCACCTATACCTGATTTTTTCATTTTTAAATCTGACATAAAAATAACACCTCTTTAAACAAATTATATCAAAGAAGAAATAAAAAGTCTAGTAAGATTGGGGGTACTGGTATAAAAAAAGGCAAAAAAGTCGGAGGGGGAGTAGGGTTAAAAAAGAGATAAAAAATGCAGGGGAGTAGGGTTAGGGCACACCAAAATACACTTTGCCCCAATGCCCCAAAAATATCCCTGTTCGAAAGTTGCTATATTTCAATACTTTTTCAACTTTTAGGGTAAAAGGGTAACTTTTTTTAAAAATATAATATATAGTATATATAGGAATTATGTAAATAAAAATATAATATATATATATTAATATAGGGGGGTAAAATTGCCCTCTTGCCCCAAAAGATATTTCACTAGAGTTTCAACGGATATGAGCATTTGTAAATTTTTTACATTAGGGTAAAGGGCAAGTATTTGCCCTGATAAAAATAAACCGTAAGAAACCAAAGTAAATTTTACAAAATATTCCAACTTGCAAAAACTGACACTTGGTTAAATTTTACTTTTCAAAAAAATAATAAAAAAATGAAAAAATTTTTATAAAATTTAAGATAAAAAAGTGCAGTAAAACAAGGGAAAGCAGAAATTATTTACATAAAAGCATAAAAATATTCTAAAAAATGTATTGACATTTCCTAAAATTATATATACAATGTGATTATCTTAAGAAAGGAAGGGGAATAAAAATGGGATTAGCATTTAGTGGAGTTACGCATTGTCGTGAATGTGGAAGGTCATTATCTAATAATGAATATGTAATATGTAATAGCTGCGAAGAAAAAAGAAAACAAGATAAAAATATTACAACTCATCATGTAACAATAAAAACAGAAAAATTAAGAGAGTTAATTCGTGAGCATTATAAGTGGAATGAATACACTCTAACTGGAAAAATTGAGATAGTTACAAGTTTAGCTTATTTTGATAATGATAGAGAATTATTAGAATTTTTAATTTTTATGGAGGATAATTTAGATGAATAGTATGGAAGAAGATATAGATATATTAGAAAGATTTTTGAAAATTTGCGATGAAGATTTATTTACTGAAATAAGTATAAAAACAAATGGCTTAACAAGAAATGCAATAGAACATCTAATAAAATCATATAAAGAGCTAGAAGAAGAAAATAGAATATTTGCATTAGAAGGTAGCAGAGTAAGATTAAAAATACATATAGATAAAAATTATATCCCAGTTTCTTTAGTAGAAGAAACGATAGAAGAATTAAACAAACAAGAACAAAAACTACAAGATAGTATAAGTGATGAAGAAAGAGAAGAATATTCTGATGCAAATATAAGCTATCAATTAATGGATATAGAAATCAAAAGAAGTGTTTTACAAGAATTATTAGAAAAGAGGAAATAGAATGTTGGAATTTCAAAAATGGTTAGATGAAAATTGGGAAAAAGATAATATGTTTCCACCTTGTTTAGATGCTCAACTTGCAATAGATTTTTTATGCAATTATCTACTTGGCGAGGATTATTACATAGTAAATCCTTTATGCACAACACAAGCTAATTGCGAAATTATACACGATATACTATATAAGTACTCTAAAAGATATAGAAAAGAATATAAAAAAAGAGTTAGGAGGATTAAACAATGAACAAACAAGAATGTAAAAATTTATATGAAGAAATAGAAGAAATAAGGAAAGAAAGAGATATTACAATAAATCAAGTTCAAAAAATGGATAAAGATATAGAAATAAAACTTTTAGAATACAGAATTAAAAGTGTAAAAAGAGTTTTAGATTATATGAATAATAAATGTTGGAAAAAAGAAAACATACCAGAATTACATAATAAAATAGTTCATTGTTTAAATAAACTGAATGGAAATATTGATGGAATAGAATTAACACTAGAGGAGGGACTAAACAATGAATTGGAGAGATGATTTAGCAGAGGAAATGGGTTATACAATTTGTCCTATTTGTTTTCCAGAATATGTTTACTGTGATGAGAAATGTGATAACTGTAAAGAATATATTGAATTTAAACAATTTTTAGAAAGGAAAGTTGAAAATGGAAATTAAAATTGGAGAATATGGAAGAACTAATAAAGGCAAAATATTTATATTTGCTTGGTTAGAAAATTCAGATGGAAAAAGATATACAAATAAAGTTTTATTAGGAAATGGAAAAATATTTGAAAATAAATTTTATTATTTTGACTACGGAGAAGAAATAGTAAAGCATAGCAAAAACATCATAGATTTAGTAGAAGTAGGCGATATAGTTCATATAAAAGATGTATTACATGAAGATATTACATATATATGGTCAGAAGATTATTTAAAAGCATTAAAAGAAGATATACAAAATGGAATAAAACTAGTATCAATATTGACAAAGGAACAAATGCAAAGCATCGAATATAAAGTAGAGGAGGACAGATAATATGAAATATAGATTTGGAAATTATGAAGTAGAATGTGATGAATGTGATTTAGAAAATATAGCAGATATATTCAGAGATATGTATTTAGGAATATTAGGAACAACAGATGAAGAACTTAAAGAAGCATTAGAAAGAGAAGGTTATGATGTTACAGGAAGCGAGGGATAGAGAATGAGTAAATATAGAAAATTACCAGTAGAAATAGAAGCAATACAATGGAACGGACAAAATGTAGTAGATACATATAATTTTTTAGAAGGAACAAATTATCAATGTGAGTCAGATGGAGTAAAAACAGAAGGGAAAAATTTTTATATTAGATTTGATAATGGCGGTTGCACATTAGGTTCATTAATAATAAAGACATTAGAAGGAGATATGAAAGCAAATTTAAAAGATTATATTATCAAAGGAGTAAATGGAGAGTTTTATCCATGTAAACCAGATATATTTGAAAAGACTTATGAGAAAGTAGAGGAATAGAGAATGAGTGAAGATATGATAAAAGATATTGAAAATATAAAAGAATTATTTAGAATTGCAGCAATAGATAAAGAAAATAAAACTAAAGTCACTTTAGATAGTAAAGCTTGTGATACATTTTTAAGATATATTAATGAAATAGAAGAAAAAGCATCAATGTATGATGGGCTTTGTGATTAATAGATAAAATAATGAAAAGATAAGGAGAATAATATGAAAAGTTTAGAAGAATTAAAACAAGAGGAAAAAATTAATGAAGATGAAGTAAAATGCTATATTAAATTAGTAAAAGGAGAAGATAGAGATGGACCAAGTTTACAAACATATGGAAATGAAAGAGATTTATTAATAGGTGCTTGTCTTATTATTGATAATTTAGTTCATGAAGGAGCGATAGATGCTAATATTGTAATATTAGAATTATTAGAAAGGCTAAAAGATAAAACTAAAGGAATAAAAACAATAGAATTGAAAGATGGAGGAAAAGGAATATGATTTTCAAAAAATCTAAAAATAAAAAACCTAAAAGAAGATATAAAGATAAAAGTTGTATAATACATTTTGAACAAGATATATATTCCGACAAAGCAATAGTAGAAATTTATGGTAGTGAAATAGATTTAGAAATTGGGTTACTTGGAATATTTGTAGCTTATATAAATAGAGGTCATACTTTTGATGATATTAGAGATATAATAAATAAAATGGAAAATAACGGAAGAGAGGTATTGTAAAATGTATATTATAAAAGATGACAAGAAAGAAGAACTAAAAGATGGAAGAACCTATGCTTCTATGGCAAACATATTAGGTGTTACTCAAAGATTTTTGAGTTTAATATTTAATGGTTGCAAATGTAAAAAAATGTTAGCAATGTCCTTAATCAATTTGAAGAATAAAACAGCCTTTAACACTCCAGAGATGCAGGAGCAATTAGATTATTATTTCAATAAAGAATAGGAGGGCTTTTCCATGGAATATATAGCAAAAGCTAATGAAAAAGAATTTTTTATCAACGAAACAAATAACAAATGGATAAAATGTGATGAAACTAGAAAAAGAGATGGTTCAATTTCAAGAAAATATAAGGTACTTCCCATGGAACTTGCAGATTTTATCAAAAAAAACCTAAAATATGTTTTTGTTAAAAGTGCTGCTAGTGAGCAACCTCTTATCTATGTTTATACAAATGGATATTATAAATTTATTTCAGATGATGAAATGAAAGGATTTATAAAAAGTTTTATACCGTATCAATTAAGGTACTCTAAAGATATAAACGAAGTTCTTTATGAATTAAAAACAGAAATGAACTTTGTAGAATACGAAGATTTAAATAATAATGAAGATATTATTAATTTTCAAGATGGATTATATAACATAAAAACAAATGAATTATTACCACATACACCAGATATATTGTCAACAATACAAATACCAGCGAAATATGAAGATATAAAAAATGCACCAGCAGATGCTCCAGTTTTCTTTGATTACATGATGACACTTTGTGATGATGATATAGAAGCATTTGAATTACTTATGCAATGTTTAGGAGTTGCAATTTCAAATGTTTATGCGTACAGAACAAAGAAAGCCCTATTTTTAGTTGGACAGGGAAATACTGGAAAATCCCAATTAAAGAGATTGGCAGAATACTTGGTTGGTTATAATAATGTATCTAACATAGATTTAAAAAAAGTAAATGATAAACACGGAACGGCATCATTATATCAAAAAAGACTAGCTGGTTGTAATGATATGAGCTATCAAAGAATAGAAGATATGAGTATTTTTAAGCAATTGACTGGTGGAGATGCAATAGAGATAGACTTTAAATTCAAAAATAGTTTCAATTTCCTTTTTAAAGGATTTTTATGGTTCAACTGTAATAAGTTACCAAGGTTTGGAGGAGATACTGGGAAATGGGTATATGAAAGAATTATGCCAGTATTTTGTAACAATGTAATACCAAAAGAAAAACAAGACCCAATGCTTTTTGAAAAAATGTTAAAAGAAAAAAATACAATTTTAGCATTAGCAATTCAAGAATTGCAAAAAGTAGTAAATAATAATTATCATTTTATAGAACCTGAAAAATTAGCAAGAGAAAGAATAGCATATGAAAAAGAAAACAACACATTACTAAACTTTATAGAAGAATGTTGTTATATAAAAGATGATACTATGCCAAGTTTAAGATTAAGAAGAAGTATATTCAAAGAAGCTTATGATAAATACATAAAACTTAATTGTAATGGTAGAGGAAAAATTAATACTTTAGATATGAACAATTTATTATCAACAAATTATGGAGAAACATTTATAAAATCAAATGGTATTTGGTACATGAAGAAGATTTTATTATTACCAGAAGCTAAAGAAGAATTAGGAATATATGAACCTATGGAAAATAATTAATTTTTTTTAAAAAAAGTGTTGACAAATTTATTTTGATGTAGTATAATGTATTTAATGAAGGGGGAAAACAACATGACACATGATATGACATTTTGCGTAGCGATTAGCTGCCCATATAAATTTACTTGTAAAAGACATATAGCAAATAATAATTTTGAAAAAGATGAATTAGTATCACAATGCGAATTTAAACATACATTAACAAGTTGTGATTATTATATAAGAAAGGAGGATTAATATGGAGTTAGGAAATTTAATGTTTAATACAAATCAAAATCAACAATATGATTGTCCTCATTACATTATAGCTTTATTAAAAGAAATAGATAATCAATTATCAAGAATTATGTGGAATAAAAATCAAAAAGAATATGAAAGCCCATTTGATAATACAGGAAATAAATTCTTTAATAAAGTTTTTCAAGTGCAAGCTTATGAATGGAATGAAGATATAGAACAACAATTTAATTTCAAATATAAAGACATTAAAATTAGTTGGTATAAATATCTAGGAAGAGATACTACAATAAATAAAGAAATAACCGCAGAAGAAGCAGCAGATATGTTTAATGATTGTATTGATAGTTTAAAAGAAGATTTTAAGGAGGAATATTAGTGAATATACTTTGCAAATTATACCAATTAGAAGTAGGAGGAACTAGAAATCAACCTAAAAAAATATTAAGCCCTGATGTAGAAATAAATTGGGAAGGCGGATATTATGCAACATTAGGAAGAACACATCATGGATTACAAACAGACAATCAAAAACAATATGATGAAATAATGAAAAAATGTAGTGAAATTGCAACAAAAATATTTGAATTATATGATATTTTAGAAAAAGGAAAATAGCATTGGAATATGATATTAAAAAACTAAAAAACGAATAAAATAAAATATAAAAGGAGATATAAATATGGAAGAAGATATTAAGAAAATGATTGAATATGCAAATAAAATAATTGAAATTGCTAATGGATTGAAAGATAAACAAAACGGATTAATTTATAAAAATAAATGCAAAAATTGTGGTAAAGAAATAATTGTAGCAAGGAAAAATATTCGTTTTTGTGATGCAGAATGTAAAAAAGAATATGAAAAGAAGAGGCGAAAAGAATATCAAGACAGAAGAAAACAAAATCTTACAGAAGAAGAAAAAAGAATACAAAACCAAAAATGTGCTGAAAGAATGAGAGAATTAAGAAAATTAAGAAAAAATATGAAAGTAGGCAAATAATATGGAAAAAGAAGTAAAAAAGTTTATTGATGATAACTGTCATGGTTGTGAATATCCATGCGAAAAAGGAATTGTAGAAACACCAGAATTTATAAGGTGTATAGATAAAAATGTTACAATTGAAAAGAATAAAAAAGATGATAAGGAAAATTTTCAATTAAAGTTATTATTGTTTAAATTGGGAATTTATTCAAATTTAAAAGGATACCATTATATTTTAGAAGCTACTGATATTTTAAAAAGACAAAAAATACATACAAAAATTACTACTATATACAAAAGGATTTATAAAAAAGCAGAAAATTCTATTTCTCCATCAGCAGTAGAAAGAGCAATAAGATACGCAATAACTTCATCATACAAGAAAAATGAAAGCTTTAAAAAACTATATCCTAAAGTTCCATCTAATTCAGAATTTTTATATGATTTAATTTTTAATATTGATATATTTAAAAAGGAATATAAAATATAATGATGCCATTAGAAAGTAGTGTTAAAGGAAGTTTATTTTTTAAAGATGAAGATGGAGAATATTCAGAAATAAAAGCTGTTTCAGAAATATCAGAAACACAAGCATCAATAGAAGCATTAGAAAAATTTTCAAATGCAGCAAAACAGGTAGGAATTGCAATGTCAGATTTTGCTAAATCATTAAGTGAATGTACTTTTGAACTTGAATGTGAAATAAAATATTTAACAAGAAAAAGATTTGTAAAATTATTGATGGGTAATGGGTATCAAAGAAATGAAGCAAATCAAATAGCAAGAAGAGTTTGGTTTAAAAACGGACATTATACATATTTTGATTTATTGACTTTAGGATTGTAATGTTCCACATGGAAAGGAGTAAGAAATGGATAACAAAAAAGAATTATTATTAAAATTACAAGAATTAGCCAAAAGAGGAGTTAATGGAGAAAAAGAAAATGCTGATAAATTATTAAAAAAATTAATGAAAAAATATAACATTTCAGAAGATGAAATAAATAATGAAGAAATAAACGAAGTAGAATTAGAATTAAGAAATGATATAGAAGTAAGATTAGCATCTCAAATATTATTTTCATTTTTTGATAATGCACCTCTATATAGAAGATGGAAAAAAAGAGTAAAATGTTATACAAAATTAACTAAATCACAAGAAATTGAATTTAGATATATGCTTTCAGTTTATTTAGAAGATTTTAGAAAACAAGAACTTATATTTTACAGAGCTTTTATAAATAAAAATAGAATTTTTCCAAAAGAAATTTTAGATGGCGAAGGTAGAAGCCCATATGATGCTTCTCCAGAAGAAAGAGCTGAAATATTGAAATCTCAAATGATGATGCAAGGAATTGAAATGACAAGAATAAGAAAAGCTTTGAAAGGAGAATAATAATGGGATTAAGAAATGGAAAAACAATAGAACTAGCAATGAAAATGTATAATTATATAAAAAATATTCCAGAAAATGTATTATTTGGAATTAAAAGAGAAAAAAACGCAATTATGGTTACTATGCAAGAAGTTATACCAATAGATTTTATAGAACACAAAATAAAAGTATTAGAAAAATTAAAAAAAGAATTTCCTAATAATGAAGAATTAAAAATAAAAATAATAACTTTAAAAGAATTATTGGAGGAACTAAAAAGATAATGCTAAAATTAAAATATTTGAAAGCGTTACTTTATGATAAAATGGGGAATCTAAAAAAGAAAGAGTATTATTTAGATAGATTAGAACAAGTGGATAAAGATAATCCTTTATTTGAAAACAAAATAAAAAGAAATGAAGTAGTAAAAATAAAAAACGGAGATATGATTGAATATATAAATTCTTCATATATTATGTTCTTTGGCTAATTGGAGGTAGTTTAATTGGAAAAAAATAAAAAAATTTATATAGATGTATTATTAAAAGATAATATGATTATGTGTTATCATATAAGCCCAAATAAAAGGACAATGCCACATGATTATTACAAAGATTTTTATTATGCTGGATATGATATGAGTAATTGTGATAAGGAATTTAAAGTAGAATGGATTTCTGTTGAATTTGAAGATAAAGAAACAGAAGATGGAATATCTTTAAACAATTATATTTTTGAAGAAATAGCAAGAACATTTTTTAGAAAATGGAAAATACACCCAAAACATTTTGGAAGTCCTGCGTACTAGAAAGGAGAAAATATGAAAGAAAAAACTCAAATAAAAATTCTAATATATATAATTATTATATTATCTTGTATATATCTAGGTTTTTTTGCAAATTCAATAGGAACAATAATAGCACAGGATAATAGAATAAATGATTTACAAGATGAAATAACTTTAAAAGAAATAGAAATTGACGGTTACAAAGAAACTATTTATCAATATCAAATAAAGGAGAATAAATAATATGGATATTAAAATTATAAATTCAAATAAAGAAGAAATATATATTCCTATGGCAGGATTAGATATTTCAGAGGATAATGGAATAATAACAGTAAAGAGTGGTTTTCAACATATTGGAGAATATAAAACAATAGGACCAATAAATTTTAAAACAATTTTAGATAAAATAAATGAAGCTTTTATAAAAAAACAAATTACTTTTGATATGACTAGTCTTATAACTTTAAAAGAGGAGGAATAAAATATGAATGATTGTTTATGGTGCAATATAGTTTGCGAAGGAACAGACTGCTCAAATTGTGATAAAAAAATTAACATAAATAGTAAAAGAGGTAAAAAAATGTTACAAGAATACAATGATGATGTGAAAAAAGCATTACAGCCAGTTTATGAGAAATATTTTAAATTATTTGAAAATGAAAATTAGGAGTTATTATGAATAAATTTAAAGATTTTTTAAGAATAAGAAAATTAAAAAAAGAAATAAAAAAACACGATAAAAGTTATATTGATAAAAAATATATATTAGGATATGATGCAAAAACTGGAATACCAATTTATTCATTTGATAATAAAAAAAAATCAAAAAAGTGTTGACAAATTTATTTTGATGTAGTATAATGTATTTAAAGGAAGGGAGTGATACATATGATTACAATTGAAGAAGTTTCAAAAATGATAATAGATTACAGAGTAAAAAATGATTTAAGTCAAAAAGAGCTTGCTGATATGTTAGATATTTCTAATAAAACTTTATGCAATATAGAAAATAAAGAAAATACAGTAAGAAATATTACTTTAGCAAGAGTTGCAATGAGATTAAAAGGATTAAAACAACATGAAAAATAATATCTTTAAAAGGGGAAAGGAGTATATTTTGGAATTTAGTGAAGAAGAAAAAGAAATGTATGACAATATGGATAAACAAAGTCAAGAGATGTTTAATAAAATGGCTTTATCTGCCACTTTAGGGATATTTAGAGGAATAGATATGGACCTTTATTTAGAAACAACTAATGAAATGAGAAAATTTTTACATGATTTTCAGTCAACATTAGTAGGAACAGATTTCTCGAATGATGATTTAAAAATTTTAAAAAGTTTTTTGCAACAAGGTAGAAAAGTTATTGATGATATAAAAAAGGAGAAATAAAATGTTTAATATTGGAGATTATGTGCTAGACAAAAGCACTAATGAAAAATATCAAATCTATAATAAAAATAAAAAATTTTATTTAGTAAGATGTAAAGATGGCTCAATGTTAGGGAAATTTGAATGGGAATTAGAAAAATATAATTTTATAAAAAAAGTATTGAAAGGAGTTAAAAATAAATGGAAGGAATAGTAATTAATCCAGATATAGACTTATCTATATTATTACAAGAAGGATTTTCAAAAAGATTTAGTGAACTTACAGGAGAATTATCATTTTATGTAGACCTAGAAAATCAAATAGAAATATATCTTGATGGAAGTATAGGAATTGGATATAGAGAGTTTTCTTCTGAAAGAGAAAAGCAAATATTAAAAATATTGAAATTATATTCTAAAGGAATAATAAAAATTAAAGAGGAAGAAGGTGTAAATTAATATGGAAAAGGTAGAAAATAATGTAAAAGAACCAGAAGTTTTAGAACTTCAAAAAGATGGAGTATCAGTATCTGATATTTCAGAAAATAAAGAAGAAAATAAACAAGAAGAAAATAAACCAGAAGTAATACAACCAAAACAAAATGCTCCAACTCCAATTCAAGAATTTTCAGACAATTGGAGAATGGCAACTCAATTAGCAAAATCCACAATAATTCCACAAACTTATCAAAATAAACCTGAAAATGTTATAGTTGCTATTGGAATGGCACAAAAATTAGGATTAGACCCATTTTCTGTAATGCAGAACTTAAATATTATAAAAGGAAAAACAAGTTGGTCAGGAAGTTTTTGTAGAACATTAATAGAAAAAAGCAATAAATATTCTAATCTTCAATTAATATTCGTTGGGGAAAAAGGAACAGAAAGTTATGGTTGTTATATGCAAGGAATAGATAGAGAAACAGGAGAAATAATAAAAGGACCAGAAGTTAATATGAAAATGGCAAGGTCAGAAGGCTGGACTAGCAATACTAAATGGCTTAATATGCCAGAACTAATGTTATCTTATAGAGCTACTTCATTTTTTGCTAGGGTTTATGTGCCAGAAGCATTAAACGGAGTTCAAACAACAGAAGAAATTGAAGATATATTCAATAGTAGTTCTAATAAAAGAGAAATGAAAGATGTTTTGTAAAATATTTCAAAAATGTATTGACATCAAATCAATAAAATGATACCATTACATTATCAAAGAAAGGAGGAATTTAAAATGCCAAATATTAATATACAATTAGGAGATACAAAAGGTTTGTCAAGAAGAATGGATTTACTTGGAAGAGCTGTAATTCCTATTGAATTTAGAAAAGAATTAGGACTAGATGAAGAAGAAAAACCATGGGTAGAAATGTTTTTGGTTAATGATGGAGTTTATATTAGAAAGAAAAAATTTATGTATAAAGGAGAAAAATAACAATGAAAATTAGTAAAATTAAGATTAGTAATTTATTTGGAATTAAGGAACAAAATTTAGATGGAAAGTCAATTGAAATTACAGGTTCAAATGGTCAAGGAAAAACATCAATATTAGATGCAATAAGATATGCTTTAACAAATTCAAGCGAAAGAGATTATATTGTAAAAAAAGGAGAAAGTGAAGGAGAAATATTAATTGAAACAGATACAGGATTATCAATTAATAGAAAGAAAAGAACACAAAGCTCTGATTATAAATCAATCAAACAGAATGAAAAAGAAATAAATAGTCCTGAAAGTTTTTTGAAAGAAATATTTACTCCTATGCAATTAAATCCTGTTGAATTTACACAAATGTCAAAACAAGAGCAAAATAGAATAATATTAGATTTAATTGAATTTGATTGGGATTTAAATTGGATTAAAGAAAAATTTGGGGAAATACCATCAGGTGTAGATTATTCTCAAAATATATTAGAAGTATTAAACGAAATTCAATCAGAAGATGGAGAATATTATAAAGCTAGACAAGATATTAATAGAGATATTAGAAATAATAGAGCTTTTATTTCTGATATAGCAGATGGATTACCTGAAAAATATGATGCTGAAAAATGGGAAAAATTCAATTTAACTGAAAAATTAAAAGAATTAATGACAATAAAAGAACAAAATGCTAGAATAAATGAAGCTAAACAATTCATTGCTAACTATGATAATAAAGTAAAAGGTTATGAAGCAGAAAGACAAATAGCAATTTCAGCAGAGGAAAAAAATATATCTATTGAAAGAGAAAATTTACAAAAAGAAATTGCTAGATTAGAGGAACAAATAAAATCAGATAAAGAAAAATTAAACAACTTAAACAATACTTTAGAAGATAGAAAGAAAATTGCTAATTTAGAATATGAAAAGAAGATTGCTGCTTTAGATGAAAGTATAGGAAGAGCTAAAGAATTTGCACAAAAAACTCCAGTAGATATTACAAAAATGCAAGCAGAATGTGATTTAGCAGAAAAAATGAAATCTTATATAAATGAATATAAAAGAATGAAAGAATATGAAAAGCAAATTGAAGAACTAAATATTCAATCACAAGAATATACTAGAAAAATAGAACTTGCAAGAAATTTACCACGGAGAAATTTTAAAAACAGCTACTATTCCAGTTAAAGGATTGACTGTTGAAAACGGAAAACCTTTGATAGATGGAAAACCAATTTCAAATTTATCAGAAGGAGAACAATTAATGTTATGTGTTGATGTAGCATTAAGTAAACCAAATAATTTAAAACTAATACTTCTTGATGGAGTAGAAAAATTAAGTGACAGTAATAGACAATTATTATATAATAAATGTAAAGAAGCTGGATTGCAATTTATTGCCACAAGAACAACTAACGAAAATGAATTAATGATTACAGAATTGTAGGTGTTTATAATGATAAATAACAATGATATAAAGAAAGCAATGAATGATTATACAAATTCAGAATTTTCTATAAGAATTTATAAAGAAAAAGGTGCAGAGAATACAAAACAAATTTATCAAGGAACAAAGGCAGAAATTGGAACTTGTATAGCAAGTATGGTTGAACAGCTTATTAGGAATGGAATTTTTACACCTGATGAAATGTTTTTTACAATAAACATGGCAGTAGAAAAATTAAAAAAAGATTTTAAGGAGGAAAAGTAAATGTCAGTTTTAAGGCAAATTAAAAGAAATAAATTAAAATTAAGACAACAAAACGACAAGATAAGAAAAGCTTGGAGGTCTAAACAAATAGAAAAATATAGTATTCAAGGATATTGCGACTTGATAAATAAAAATAATTCAAAAATAAAAAAAGTAAATGGTAAAAAAGTTAGAATTACTAGAAATAAATTAACACCATCAGAAGCTTATATGGTATAGGAGGAATTAAAAATGGAATTTAAAGTATCATCAAAATCAAATCCAAATTCAGTAGCAGGTGCTATAGCAGGGTTGGTAAAGG